CGATCAGCACCCCGAGCACGAACACGAACGCCGGAGCGTAGGGCATTCCGATCCCCAAGCGATCGGCGATTGCTCCCGCGGTGCACGCCGACACGATGAAAGCCGCGTAACGCTTCTCGATGCTCAGATCACGCATCGACCACCTCCTTGTCTGAGTCCTCCTTGCCGAGCGCAACCGTGCGCTGTGCGCAGGATACGCTCGGCTCCGTGAATAGTGCAAGCACACGCCACGAGACGCCTCAACGGGATCAGGATTCGCTTCCCTCCGCGTCTTTCCGGCCGGCATCGTTGTTCATGCCCTCGCGGCTCGCGCCCCCATGCGGGGGCGCAGCCGTGCCCGTCTCGTGTGCTTGCTGTACCGTGCGCACCTCGCGCTTCGGAAAGCGCCAGTGTTTCCCCTTCCCGTTGATCACCCAATCGCTGTGCTTGCCGGCCTCGTCGGTGTAGTGGCTCTCGGCGTAACTGAGGATCGGGTACAGCGTTTCCCGGCGCCCGTCACGGAACACCACCGTGACCCGCATCACCTCGGCTCGCCGGGCATCGGGTACGGCGTGAGCGGTGGCGGGATTGACACGAACGTACCGGGCCGCTGTGTCGCCGGTGGCGCCTGCATGTGCTCGCCGAGCGCCTGAAGCAACCCCGGAAGCTCGTTGCCGCTCACGCTCACCGTGATCGTGAGCGTCCCGAGCGGCATCCCTGCATCTACATCGACCTTGAGCGCGCGCACGCGCCCGAGGTGGTGCAGCAGGATCTTGTCGCGGCTGTCCTGCATCATCGCGTGCCCCCGATCGGCCGAGCGAACGTCGCATCACCGCGCTCGCGCAGCAGCCGCCGGAGCGTTGCGAACGAGAACCAAAAGCGCCCGGTGTTTCGGTATCCCCACCGGCCCCACGAGTTGATGCACCACACCCGTTCGCGCTCGGCGTCGAGCCCGAGCATGGCGATCTCGTGACCGCCCCGCACCTCGGCGCCCCGCAGCAGCGGGCACTCGCCGTTCGGCTTCGGGTCGTCAAAAGATTCGTACCAGTTCACTCCGAGGATCCCCGGCGCGAGCACGAGAGCGCCGAGCAGGTGTTCGATGCTGAACGTGTGCGAGTAACCCGAGATGTAGCCGGCGAGCTTGGCGGCCTTCATCACCGCGAGCCCGCTGCTGCCCGTATCCTCCGGCGGGTACGCCCCCGGGAACTCATCGAGCGCCGTTGCCGCCGCATACAGCTTCACGGCTGCATCCTCGCGCAACAGCCGCTTGTGCGACTTGTGGAACGGCGTCGTGTTGAGCGACTGCGCCATCGCATTTCCCGTGCACGAGCCGAGATAACCCTGATCGAGCGGCGGCCCGTAGTGCCGATGCATCGTTGTCCGGATCGCCGCGGTCCCGGCCATGTAGGCGAACGACCGCGGATCGTGCTCGATGTGCCGGCCGAGCCGGCAGGCTGCACCACGCTCTCGAATGCGTTTGAGCAAAGTTGCCCCCTCAGATCTTCAGCAGGAACCGGCCATCCTTCGCCGGCACGGTGAGGTTCTGCACCGTGGTCCCATCGTTTACCGTGGTGTCATAGAAGCCGGTGAGCCTGCGATACGGCTGCCCGAGATCGATCACCTTCGGCGAGCCCGGGCCGTTCGCCACCACCACGCCGCGATCGAAATGCCGGATCCACATCCCCGAGACGGCATCGAGGTGCCCGAACTCCGTGGGTTTCCCGAGCCACCCGCGGTTCGCGCGAGCGCCGGTGCTGTCCGATGCCCCGGTCGCGAGGTTCACCGCGTACTCGTCCGCCCACATATCGAGATCGTGGAAACCGTCGCGGTTGTTGCCGATGTAGGCGAGCCCGCCACAGATCGCAGCAGACGCGAGCGTGTATCGGATCGAGCGGTTGAGGTGCGTGCGGTTCGGCGATGGCGATAGCGTCTCGGACTTGATCAGGAACGATCCGCGCCCGGTCGGGCTCGCTCCCTGCCAGAGACAGCCATGCACCATTGCGGTATCGAAGTTCCACGCGGCGATGTTCCCGCCCGGATATTGCTTGTCCAGCGGGATGAAATCCTGAAGCCCGCCGGCCGTGGGATCCCACCCCTCGAACAGTTCGCCGTTGCACGAGAACGCGGTTGTGGCGTCAACGTGGCTATTGGCGACGCCGCGGTTGATCCATACGTCGCCCGTGCCGATCAGCGCATTGATGAACACGGCGTTCCCGATCACCTCGGCATCTTTCATCGCCTGAAGGCTCGGCCACCCGAGCGCGGCGAAGTTCAACGGCGACTGAGGGTCAACGGTCCCGCTGTTCGCCGCGGCCACGATCGTGTCGAGGAAATACCCATCCGCCTTGCCCTGCGAAAAGGATTTCCACAGATCGGCGAGATCGCTCGCTGCGTCGCCCTGCGCAATGTCCCACCAGATCGGCGATGCGAGGTTGAACGGCCAGCCGCCACCGTCCTGCCGGTACATGCGTTTGTCCGGGCCGGTCGTGATGAAGTTCCAAATCGCCGTCCACGGCGAGCCCGGCGCGATGTTGATATCGCGCTGAGTCACCTGATCGTAGAACAGCAGCCGCGCAGTCGGGTTCGCGAGTCGCAACTTGGCGACGATGGCATAGTTGGGTTCGAGCCCGATGGTCAAGAATGGCTGCGTGTTCAGCGTAATCATCTGCCAGCGCGCAAGTTTGTTGATTACCGTCTCGTCCCACGATGGCACACCGCCCGGTAGCGTCTGCGTGGTCAGGATCGGCATGCCGAAGCCGTTCGTGCCGTAATACATCCAGATCCGCGGGAAGTCGTCGGGATCTGTCGCCGGCGCCGGCGGTGTCGTCGGCTCGGTCTGCGGCGGCAGCTTTGGGAACTTGCGCCCGCGGACGAACATCGAGAACAGCCCGCGTAGCATGTCGGTCACATACGGCGATGGTGGTCGCATCCCTGCACACCTCCCACGGCTAGCGGTTGTCCGGCGTCACGAGCGTGTCGGATGCATCCGGTGGAGCAACGGCGGTCGTGCCGATGCACGAGATCTGCGACAGCGCGAACAGCAGCAGCATGAGCAGCAGCTTTCTCACGGGGCACCCCCTGTCTAGAGCGACTTGCAGATGCACGGATCCTTCAAGCATTCCGAGCATGGGATACGGTGCGGGTTCTCTAGCGCGCCCGAGGCATCGGTGGGACCGACCACGCAATCTGCACCGCATGTCACACAGCAACCATCCTCGTCCGCTGCGACGCGCGGTCCACACGTCGGGCAGTTGAACTGCGTTGGGGCACGATTGGCATCGAGCGCCCATGCGATGAATCCGGCAGCGTCAACTCTAGGCTCCGGCGCACTCACTGCGCACCTCCTTGCCCGAATAGGTCAGCCGGCTGCGCAGCCTCAGACGCGATGGACGCATCCACAGCAGCCGATCGGCACGGCAAACACTCCCACACGTTCTGTTCGCGCCACCACCATGCCTTCGTCCCGCGCTCGCCCGTTCGCGATCCGGGCCGGGCGCGCGGAATGTCCACACCGCAGAACCAGCAGATTACAGGCTCCCGCACGTAGCGTATCGGGATGAACCGCTCCGGCCCGCGCGGCGTCCGTAGCCGAATGATCGCCTCGATCTGCGCCGGCTTCACGGCTTTCCTTCCATCACGCGGGGTTGCCGCTCCGCGTCGGCGAGGGCGGCGAGGACGGTGCGGAGGTCGCGCACGCTGACCGTTGTGTTGCGCGGGTCGCCGTCCTCGCAGGAATCGTTCAACTCGGCGAGCGTCGTCAGCCGCTCCACCGCCTGCTGCACCGCTGTCGGCGTGGTCACCGGATTGGGCGCGCTCACCGCTGCGCCACCGTGGTGTCCGGCGCGGCTGCCCGCCCCGCTGGATCCGCCACCTTTTTACAGCCGAGCACGGCAAGCAGCACGAGCAGCGTTGTGCTCGCGGCCTTGACGATCGCCCGCGCCCGGCCGCGCGCCTCGGCGTTCCGGATCGCCCGGATCGCCTTCACCGCCACGCTCGGATCGACGCACCGCTTGATCACGCGCACCACGCGCGCAGCCTCGCAGTGCGGCACGAGCCCCGCGGGAGTCTCATCGAGCAGGATCGCGCCCACGGGATCCACCTCATACACGTCGCCGCGGCGCATCGACGCGCGAAGTTCGGCCGCGCGCCAGTCACGATCGAGCGGGAGCTTCTGCCCCTCCGGCGCATCGATTCGATCACCCGGCCCGAGCCCGGAGCCAGCGAGGAACCACTTCATTGCGCGGCCCCCCTATTGCGGTGCATCCCTTCGAGCATCTGCACCGCGTCGCCTATGCCATCGGCAAGTTCTTTCATCGCAAGCCAGCACCCGGCCACGACGATCCACGCGAGCCACTGCGCCGTCGCGTACCACGTCATCCAGATCACGACCGCCCCGAGGAACACACACCCGAGCGCGAACAGCCTCGCGATCAGCATCACCGCCACCTGCCGATTCGTGAACGTTCGCACGCGCACCGTTGTCTCACTCACCCTCAACCTCCTGTTCGTAGTAGTAGAAGCCGCTGTGTCGCCGGTCGTTCGGCCGCGGCGGCTCGTCGCGGTCGCGAGCATTGGGGTGCGCGTGCAGTGCCGCGTCCTTTGTCGCATAGACGCCCACCACCACGTCGCTCTCGAAATCCTCCCACCGCTCCACGATCCACACCGTCGCATTCGGTTTGCCGAGGTAGTCTATGAACATCACGCGCCCCCGCGCGCGGTCAGCCGCCGCTTGTGAAAGAACCCGCGAAGCTCCGGGTTCTCGCGTTCGAGCAGCCGCGCGTAGCGCGACGTATAGCTGTTGCACAGCTTGAACCCCTGCGGATCGCCACCGGACATGATGAACTCGTGGCGCATCACCTCGTAAAAGTATTTCACGCCGCGGCGCACGCCGATCTGCTGGTAGCGCAGCGCGTGCCGGCGCAGTTCGGCGTACACCTCGGGGTGCTCGGCGTGGAACTTCAGGAACGCGCGCCCCACGCGATCGAGCCGATCATCGAGCGCGTGCGGATCCCGCTCCACCTCGCGTTCCTCGGCCTTCAGGTTGTCGAACAGCGTCGGCCGCGGATCCCGCTCGGGAGCCGGCCCCACCACCACCGTCATGCGCTGCTTCATCTCGTTCCTCCTTGAATGCGCCGCACGCCGGGCGCCTGTCGATGCGCTCCCTCGCCAGTGCTCCACCGATCCAGATAACTCACGCGCGGGTCGATCGCCCCGCATGGCACCGGATCGAGGATACGGACTGGACGCGATGAGTCCGTGTCGGCTTCAGCCAGTAGACGGCCCTTCCCGGCGTGCGACTTCATCTCACTTCGCTTCCCACGGCACCGCCCGGCCCGAGTGGATCGGGTTCGGGCAGTCGGCGGCATGTACCAACGCCACGCCGCCGCGTATGCCATCTGCCACCACGTAATCGCAATCGCGCACCCTGATCAGCCGACAGTCAACGCGCCACCCGAGATCGACAGACGCGAGCACGCTTCCCTTCTCCGGCTTCTCCGGCTGCGCCTCGGCGGTTCCCTTGAGGCTCGCGCAGCCGGACCACACGAGCACAAGCACGAGCACAAGCACGAGCACAAGTAGCATCGCGAGCGCGTCGGCCGTTTCATTCGGGGCACGCTTCACGGTCGCTTGGCCTTGCGCTGCGTCAGGTGCGTGCCGTGCGTCTCGCAGAACGCCGCCCCCGCGGCATCCTTCGCCACACCCTCGTTCGTGCAGCCCGGCGCGCTGCACATCGGCTGCGCGTCGAGCAGCGACGGCGGCTCGGCTGGCGCCGCCCCCGCCGGCACCACGATCGGCGCGGTGATAACCGTCACGTTCATGCCCTGCCCTGCCGTAACAGTTGTCGGCGCCGGCTTCGATTCCATAGCCGCCCGGAGCCCCGCGACTCCCGGCGACTTCGCAGCCGGCGCCTCACCCTTTTCAGCGCCCGGGAACGCCTCGTCAACGTCGATCTCGTTGTCGCGGATCGCCGCCGACACGCCGCGCAGCGTCACGAGATGCTCGGTCGTCATGTCGGCGAGCCCGCTGATCCCGAGCCGCGCAAACACGCGCTCGGGGGGAACGCCCATCTTCCCGAGGTGATCCATTGCCAGCCCGCGGCGCTTGGCGAACGTCTCGGCGCTCCCGGCCACGATCGCCCGGGCGCGCTCGTAGGCCGCCGTCCACAGCGCCTTCGGGATCCCGGCGAACGTGGCGTTGCGCTGCGCGATCGAGCACGCCGCATTCGCGGTCACGGCGATCATGTCGGCCGAATAGCGTTGCCCCTTCGAGGTGGTGATGCGACGCCGCACCTCGCGCGTGATCGCCACGTTCCCTTCGAGATCGTGAAAGAACCCCTGCGCAGTGATGAACTCCGGCCCCTCATCCACGACGCGCGCTCCGGCGCGGCAGTTGCGCCAAGCGTGCAGCACAAGCTCACCGAACCGCGCGCTCGGCCCCTCGATCATCTTCGTCTGCCCGCCCTCCTTGCGCGGCAGCGCGTAGATGCACTCATCGGCCACCACCTCGTTGAGCGTCACGAGCCGCGAGATCTCGCGGAGAAAGTGATCCACGCTGCGCGGGTACGTCTTTGCCGTCGAGATCTGCTGATCGATCTCGGCCTTGACGAGCGCCGCGCTCACGCTCTCGGTTGCGAGCCCCAACACCTGTACCGCCTCATCGGTTGCCATGATTTCCCCCGACTTGGACACACCGGAACCGACGCGAGCCCGCTGATTCGATCACCGCCTGCTCGCGCGCCGCGGCCAAGGTTCGTTGAGCTTCTGCCGGCCCGATCGCCTCGGCCAGTCGATCGGCTACCAGCGTTGACACCTGTTCCCAATCCGTGCGCCGCGCGCCCGCGGCACGCTTCCATGTCGCCTTCCAGCCGTCGCCCGCGATGCCCTCGTGCTCCCCGATCATCGACTTGAGGATGTTCTCGATCTCATCCGTTTGATTGTTCAACTGCTTCAGCGAGGCCGCGTTCGCGAGGTAGGTCGCGGCTGCGATCTCGGCGCTCGGCGTCGCTTCGAGCAGCGGCGCCCGGTTCTCGGGATACATGATCGAGAGCGCGTGGCCGCTCGACGCATCGACGGGCGGCTGTCGATCGGCCACCACGTAGTCGTGCCACCACCGCAACAGCTTCCCGATCATGCTGCGCTCGAACGTGAGATCACGAGCCACCGTGTAGATGCGCATCTCGTTCCCGCCGAACAGCGCCGCCACGTCCCACAGCGGCAGTCCCATCACGCCCATGTAGTGACAGCACTGGACGAGATAGACGTGCGGAACGTGATCCGTGCCCGGCTTGCCCCACTCGCCCGCGAGGTGCGCGTCAACGTTCTTGACTTCAACGCCGCGGTTGCCGCCGATCACGAGCCGATCCGGCGTGCCGATGATCTCGGGGTGATCGGCGTGATGCATCACCCGGCGCGGGTTCCACAGCGCGCGGCCCGTCACCTCGCTGTAACGCCGCGCGATCAGATCCTCAAGCGCCGCGCCCCACCACATCGCTTCAGTTTGCTCTCGCTCCGGAGCGCGGCCCGTCTTTTCGAGCCACACCTCTAGCGGGCTCCCGTACTTCCCGACGCCGAGGATCGTCGCCGCGTCCGAGCCACCGATGCCGCCCCGCCGTTCCTCAAGCCACTGTTGGCGCTCTAGGTCAGCGCGTTCGTTCCCGCTCACCCCGAACCTCCTTGCCGTGCATCACGAGATCATTGAGCGTTACCGCGCCGGCGCTGATCTGAACCAGCGACGCCGCATGTTCCAGCCGGGGCACACGGCGGCCGGCGAGCCAGAGATAAACGGTCTGAGGTGCCACTGGCGTTCCCTGCC